TAACTAACCGCTCCATTGGAAAAACAACTAAATCTAAATGGTCCTCAGTATAGTAATTTAAAACGTTTGTTTCGTCTAGAAAAAATAAACGAACATCGGTATTAAAATCCAACGTGTTTTCACGTCCATACTTTGTAATCCGTAACGTTTGTAATAACCAAATAATTGGCGTTTTTTCAGTTACGTTTTTTCCTGAAATTGTCCACTCTCGATTGGTAGCTATTTTCGTTCCTGTAATCCAAAACGGATTTGGCAAATTTATTAGATCCTCTAAAATTGGCGCATTGGGCGTAACGGGTGTTACTTGTATCCACTCATCAACAACCATATTAATAATTCGGTATTCGTCGCCTGTTGCGTTAGTAACTGTTTTTCCTATCCGTGCCCATTTTGTATCGCAAATATTAGTTCGTAAATTGACTGAATCGTACACGCCAAAAACGGTGCAATTCATATCCAAAACAATATCTTTAATTAACTGCGAAACCTCTTTTGTCATATCCAATAATTAAAACCTTTCGGCTGTCCGTTAAACGTGTTAAAATGACCTTTACCAACATAAACAACCTCCACTAACGCGTCGTCATTTCCGCCCGGTATATGTTCAAAATCCCCAACCTCGTAATCAACGCCCCCCTGAACAACGACTAAATTTGTAATCTCGCCATTGGTAACCGATAAAAGCGTAAACGTCCCGTCGTTTGCACCGCCAACAACGGTTAAAATATCGCCTACTAAATAACCCGAACCTTTATCAACAATTACTAAACTACTAATTCCGCCTAACGTGTCGTCAACTATATTGACCGTACAACCGCCTCCCGCGCCCCCTGTTGTCGCTAATCCTGTTGCTGTAACGTATAACGTTCCCGCTGTCGTTATGCTGTTTAAAAAAGCCCCTCCAATTGGATTGCAAGTTGTTTGAACTTGACAACCTGAGCCAATTTGCAAAGGTGTCGCGGTCGTAATCGTTGCCGTTGCGTCGTTGTTGCCGTCTAATATTGTAACGACATCACCCGAAACGTAGCCCGTGCCTGCATTATCAACTGAAACGCTAAGTATTCCGCCGGCTCCGTCGTCTATATAATCGACTGTTAAACCGGTTCCCGAACCCCCCGACGTTAAAACGCCGTTATTTGTCGCGTAACCTGTTCCAATATTCGCAACGTTAATAACAGTTACCTCGCCTGAAACGTTCACTAAGTAAACTAAATCGTCGCTGTATCCTGTACCCGCATTATAAAAGGAAAACGAAACGGCTTGATTTGTAGGCAAATTAAAATTCAAAAAAATGTAGTTTCTAATTGCCCTGTATGTCGTTACCGCTTCGTTATAACGTGCGTAAATCATTGTTTGTAAGGTGTTCACAACCGAACTATTTTCGGCTTTTGGTCGGACATTCCCGTATGGTGTCATTTGATTAGACAAGTCTTTTGAATACTCAAAATAAATAAACCCTTTTAACATTTCAATAACGCCCTCAGAATCTAACATTTGGTACAACGTTACATCTTCGTAAAAAGGAAAAAATATTTGTTTAAAGTTCGGGCTTATTGGTTCAAAATTGGCGTCTAAATCCGAAATAAATTCCGTGTATAAAACTGAGCCAAATAATTGACGTAAATACCTCCCCTCATAAATATCTATATACGATTGCAATTTTGCAACGTCGTAAATTCCCGTATGTAACTCGTATTTATTTGTAAAATCCGCAGGCGTTAAAAACATAGTTATATTATTTAAGTTTACCTAATCCTTTTTTCAAAAATATCCTTAGCATTGCGCCGGTAACCTCCCAAATCGTGCCTTTTTTCATCGTTGGCGCTTCGCCATTGCTTACAAAATGGTACGTTTGATCGTCGTTAATTTCAATATCTAGCGTTTTTTTGTCTCCGTCTTTTTCAAATTTAACGTCAATTTTTTTCGTGTCAATATCTATATTTAACTTACCGTTTTCGTCCCTGTTAATTTCAATATCAATATTTTTTGTATCAATTGAAACGTCCAAGGTTTTGCGTTTACGTGGTTTCTTTTCCATTTTAGACTAATTTATCGATTGTTAAATTATAGGGCTGCGATACAAGTTGCGAAAACTCCTTTAATAAACGCGCCTGTGTCGTTTGCTTTAACGTAGTTAACTAATCTAGCCTCGCATAGAATTGTAACCATGTTTCTTTGGAAATCGTCGTCTACGTAACCTACTGACATATTAACCGCCTCACGAATTTTAACATTAGCTTTTGAATAATCGCCAATTAAAAACGTTCCTGCTGTGATATTATTAGACTGAACAATTATTAATCCTGCAATCATCATTTCGCCCGTGGTCGGTAAAAATATTGGATACGTGTATTCTCCTGTCGTGGATTTTGTCAACTGAATAGCTGCAACGTCTGACGGGTGCAAAACTACGTGCGTAGGGTAAAAATTCAACGCCTCAGATTGTGCTTTTCCAACGCGTATAACGTCACTAACATTTGGTTGCGTAATTGTACCCGCAAAAGTACCCGCCGCCCACGTTGTCGCTGTTGAAACTAAACCTACTAAATCCGTACCGCCCGCTCCGTTGATTAATGAATAATCAATTTTCTGCTCAACGTTTGCCATTAATTCGATATTAACCTCAGAAGATACAAAAGCTAAATCGCTCATCATTTCCTTAGAAACTTTCAAAGTAGCTGCTACTTTTTTAACCTCAACTGAAACCTCTTGATATTGAACTTGTCCTTGTGCTTTTACAGCCGCCTCCGCTATCCACGTTCCCGTTGACTGTGTCGTTTGCTGAATATAAGTTACAAATTTAGAAGTCGTTGTACCTACGTTTGCAATTTCTAAAATACGTCTAGTCGGTCGTGCAATACGGTTAACTTCAGGGTCCAAAACACTTAACGCAATATTTCCTGTATAGTCGCCTGTAATTGTTGTATCCGTTTTAACGTCTAAATTAAACGTCTGACCTTTTTCAATAGTGTCCAAAATTGTTTTGTGGTTATTAGTAAAACTTTTAACCATTGCTTGACCTAACGAACGGCTTGGAGCCTCTACGTTCTGAACTGTTTTTGAACTCATCGCCTCAAGTTTTCCCTCAAATCTTGCGATTGTTTTTTCCATTTCTGAATTTTTTTTGTCTAAATTTTTAAGCGAATTAACCGCGCTTTTTAATTCCTCTACTTGCTCAACAGTCGCCATTGTTTCCATTGCTGAATCAAATAAACCGTTAATTCTTTCTAATACTTGTTCCGGTGTTAAGTTCGCGATAATGTCCGCTTGTTCCGGTGTTAAATTTTCACTCATTTTTTTAAGTTTTTAAGATTAATATTATTTATTACTTTATTCCAATCAAATAAATTTTCGTCTTTTTTTATTGGCTCACTAATTACGGAATAACTTTTTAAAATTGGCTCCGACAAAGCAAGTAAAACTAATTGACTATTTAGATATTTGATTTTCATTTCTATTTCGTACAGGCGTTCGTCTGAGCCTTTGCCATTGCTTAACGCTTTAACCTGTACGTTTAATTCATTTGTTATTTTATCAATATAAGCTGTTTTATTTTGGCTTTTGATTACGTCAATAACGTTCGTTTCCTCGTTAGAACCAAAAGTTACTGCGGAACCTTCAAATAATTTTACTTCGTTTATTTGGTGGAATCCTCCACCGTCCAAATTTTTATCCTCAATAAAATTTACTTTGTCTTTTATATACTGAAATCCAATTGAATGTTCGCGTATAATTCCGTCCTCGTAATCTTTAAACGCGTCCTCGCCCATTGTGGACCGTCCTAATTGAGCGACCGCAAATAAGCCTTTAACGTCCTCCTCTAATCTTAAAAACTTTCCAATCGGCTGTTGCCAATCGTGGTGCCTTAAAAAAGCAATTTTACGATTTGTTATTGAGTCGGGACCACGTTCTAAAATTGATTTTGTAAACGCTCCCTTTGTTATTACGTCGTTATCTGAATCTAAATTATCAAATATAGATAAGTAAACGGCAACCTCACGTTTTTCGCTGTTTAAATCCTTTATTTCGCTTGCCTGTTTTGTGCTGTAAATATTGTTTTTCATATTTGCGTATTATTTGGTATTATTATTTCGGGTTTTGCTGTAATCATTGTTTCAGCAATTAAGCGTTCGTAACCGTAATAATTAACTAAGGTATTAACGCCGGTTTCTCTACTCATTTGACCCGCTGAAACTGCGCTATTTATTGCAATAATTCCGTTTAAACCTCCAACAGTTCCCCTTAATTCCGTTTGTGCATTAATTAAGCCCGCCAATTGCGCCTCTTTTGGATCGGGTTTTATTATTTCAACTCCGAACTCCTGAGCTACGTGTTCAGGTGTTAAAATTCCGTCCCTTACCAATATTGAATAGCCCTCGGCTTGCGTTTTTATTGCGGTCGCCTTCATTTGTTCGTCGTCCTGTAATATTGGCAAATGGCTAAAATCTGCGGTTAAATAATAGCCCTCTTTATCGAGTCCGAATTGGTGCATTAATGAATCGTACATTGCCTGAGTTTCAGGAATAATAGTATCTTGATAAACCATTTTAATTGACTCCCTAACGTTGTCGAACGTGCTCCCCTTGTCGCTACTAAATATATTTGCGTTCATTCCGTACGTGTCGATTATCGCCAATTTGTCCGCGGTTAATTCCTCGAATAGCATTAAATCCTTAGTCGGAAAACTCATAGGCTGCCAATTAACTTGAGCCTCCGTAATTATTAATTCGTCTTTTTGTCGCCTGTACCAATCTCGTTGAATTGTACTTTTTTCCTCCGGCGTCATTGGTATTGCCCCGCCTAAATCGTTTTGCTGAGCGCTTAAAATTCCAATCGCTCCAATATTTTCTAATAATACATTTCGCTTGTGATATTGAGCGCGTATATTTGATAAAGGATATTTTAAAGTATCTATACGACTAACAGGCTTAATAACGTTCATTCCGTCGTCGGTCGTTAAATAAATCATATCTAACCAAGGTATATTTTCGTCCGTGTTGTCGTCGTATCTAAACGTAAACTTTTCAATTAAATCGTCCGCGTCCATAAAATTTAAACGCTTTCCTGTAGTGTGAATCTTTACTTTTGACGCGGGTAACGGGACCATTAAATTACGAACTCCAAAGGAACGAACAGGCGCGTACGCGAACGAATTACTATATAACGCGTCCTGAACTGACAAGCTGTATATTACATCGCTCCAACTTTGAATTGCGTTCGGGTGTGCAATAAGATCAAGTAACCAATGATTCTCAACTAAAACACCCTCTTTGTCGTATAACAAAGGAATATTCGTAGACATCATAGACGCCCTTTTATTTATTACGGTCCTGAGTTCAGGAATTTCTAAAAATAGCCTCCAACTATCCGTTGTGTCAATCCAAACCGCGTCTTTTTTTCCCCAAATTTGCGATTGAACGGGTAACATTTGGCGCGTTTGGTCTATATACCGGCCTAACGGATTAAATGAAACTCCAAAAAAGTTTTCCCAAAAGTTTATATCCATAGCAAATTTTTATGAATTACAAAGTTACTATAAAATTTTTTCATTATTTACAAATTATTTTTAAACATTGATTGAATAAAGATTGACAACCCCGCTAAACAATCCGGCGCGTCGTCGTTTTTATTGCGTCCCTCCTTTGAATAACTCACTAAATTTTCAATAAATAAATGGCTTTCAGGTGCCTCAGTCTGAACAAAAATAATTTTATTTTGTATCCAACTGCTGTTCATTATTATACGGGTTTCTTTATTCGTGGTATTGTGGACCTGTAAAATTCTAGTCGTGGGTGTTAATTTTTGCAATTGCCTACTGAACATCGCGCCCATAGAATTAGACTCAACTCTACAATAGCTCGTGTTATGTTCGTTTAATTTACCCGCGCATTTTGGTAACGTAGTATCCGTGTTTTCCCTGCTGAATACGTAATCAACTAAATACAATTGTTTATTAATCAAGGCGCAAACCGCAAGGGCTGTAAAATCCTTACCTTGATCGGCTACGTCAATATATGCTAACGTTCCGTCAATCGTGTAATTTGCTTTTATTTCGTTAAAATCCTGCTGAGTAATAAAGTTTAAATTGTCAAATAACCGCCCCTGAATATCGACCGGGCTTTGTTGGTATTCCGCCTCCCAAATGTCGGGGTTCGTTCGCTTTTTTTTCTCCAAATATTCCTCCGTAGTCATTACGTTTTCACAAAAAGACTCCATTTTATCAGTTAAGGCGCTTACTATTATAGATTTTTCATAAATTTTTTGTTCAATATTAACTCCGATAACGTCTTTTAAACTCCACCGCGTACCAATATCAATACGGGCGCAACCGCTCTCAAATCGTGAGTCGTGAGTTGATTGTTTCCATTGTAAAATACGGTCGTTTACGGTGTCGCTTAACGCGTCCTCGAGCCCCCTGTATAAATCATCAGTAATTGCAACTTTGGTTGCACCAAAACCAATAATTGTGCCTCCAACGCCGGCCCCGAAATAGCCAACTTGCTTTGAGTAATTAGTATTCCAACCTTGTAAATTTGCTTTGTCGTCGCTTAATCTGACTTCAGGAAATACGATACTGAATTTATCGCTTTTAACGATTGTACGAACGTCGTAACTGAATTTAATATACAAGGTAGCGGTACAGGTATTTCGCATTACTGAGTCGCTTGGATTGCGTCCTAACGTCCACGCACAAAATAAGCTAGTAATATAAGATTTTCCCGCACGTGGCGGCATGGATACCGATAACGATTTTATTCTACCCTCTTCGACCTCCTGAAACGCGTCCGCGATTTCCTGTAAAAAGTTTCTATTGGTAAAAAAATCAAAATCAATATACAAACAAAAAGCCCAAAATTCTCGTCTACACAACTCGATTTGCAACGCTTTTTTGAGTTCGTTTTTTTGTTCATTATTCATTAGCTAAAAAGGCTTTTATTTCCTCCGTTGTTAATTCGCTTAAATCAACTGTTGTTTGTTGCTGCTCTATTTGTTGAACAGGCGCGCCATATCCTGAATCCATGAGCGCCTTATAAGCGTTTACGTCGCCGTCCCGCGCTTTTTTTATTAGCGCTAAGGTCATTAAATCCTCTTGGCTCATCGTTTCATTTTCGCCTGTTAACGGATTTTTTAAATTCTGATTAACCTCTAACCATTGGCGCGCGATTGTGCTGCGGTTCCTTGTCCCTTTTGGTCGTCCGTTTGGGTTCCCGCTTTCGCCTTTTTTAAATTGGTTTTTACTTTCGTTTTTTATTGCCATTATGCCTGTTTTTTGCCTGTTATATTATCTAACCATTGTATTTTAATTTGGTTCGCTATTTGCGCGGTCATTACAGGAGGAACCGACATTCCAATTAAATACATTGGGCGCAAATCTTTAAAGTTATAATCTAACGGATACGTCCCTATTAATTTACATTCTTTGTCTGAGATTTTCCGTTTTTCCGTTGAGTGAAAAAACCCCTCACATTGATTTGCTGTAATTGTGTTACAAACTTCGTTATCGGCTAACCTCATACTTGAAAAATTACTACCATTTGAAACGGTCGCAAACGATTTGCCTTGTTTGCATATTTCCCACATTTTAGATCGTTGCCCGTTTATTCCTTGCGGTAATCCTGTTTCTTTTATTTCGCCAAAAGGAATTGATTTTTCATTAAATTCTAATTTTAATTTTGGTAAATTATATTCTTTTTTGTGTCCTATAAAAAAAACCCTCTCTCGTTTCTGAGGAACGCCCATACTTGCGGCATTTAAACAAAAAACCTGTACATTATAGCCGGCCTCAGTCATTTTTTTAACAATATTTTTTGAATATATTTTAGCGTTCCCCTGAATAATACCCTTAACATTTTCTAATAAAAATATTTTTGGTTTTAATTTTATAATTGTATCGCAATAAACAAAAACTAAATCGTCTAAAGATTGCTTTGTTTGTCCCTCACGAAATACTTTTTCCTTTCCCCATGCTTTTTCCCTACTGCCTGCCATTGAAAAAGTTGAACAGGGCGGGGAACCGTCTAATATATCAAGGTTGAATAATTCTTTTGGTAAATTCGTTTTTTCGTTGAATTGTCTAATGTCTTCAGTAAATAAATATTTTGGTTCGTGATTTGTTTTGTAAATATCCGCAATTGGTGGGTCAATTTCAACGCCCCCTAAGTGATTAAATCCTGCTAACTTATAACCCATTGTTGAACCACCGCCACAAACAAACGTTCCGAATACGTTATAATTATTCTTTTGAATATTTGCGCTTGGATAGCCATTTGATAAATTCCACTTATAAGGAAATAAAAAATTACTCATTGCCTAAAAGTTTATAAACTGCTTCTTCAGGTGTAGCGGCTATTTTGCTTAATTGGTCCCGAACTAAATTATAATCGTCCTCGGTATATTTTAATTTAATAACCATTTGATCGTCGTATAAATCAACGTCAATTTCTTGATTTTTACCTGAATAATCTATTTCGTTATTTTCAAAGTTTGGAATATTTAAACCCCACTCGTCTAATTTTTCCGTGTCCCACTCATTAGCTAATAAATCCCAATCCCACTCGCCGAACCCTACGTTGTCCTTAACTATAAATTCGTCTTTTTGTTCCTCGGTTAAATCCTGAGCCTTTACAATAAAAATTTCTTTTAATCCAATTTCAATACAGGCTTTTAATCTCATATTTCCACCCAATACAATATTGTTTTCGTCTACAACAATTGGTCGCAGCTCCAACATTTGCGGGAACTCCTGAATTGACTTAACTAATTTTTTAAATTTGTCGTCTTTTATTAATCGTGGGTTTTTCGGGTTCGTTTTTACGTCCGATATTTTAACTTTTTTAACTTGCATAAAATAAATATTCAAATAATTTAATAATAAAATAAATAGCTGTAACTGTTATAACACGAACAAAGGAACTAACAACGCCTGTAGTTGTTTCAAACCACCTTTTGAGCGTTATGGTGTCTAACCAAAATAAAGCTGTTAAAATCAACCTATCAGCGAAATAAACACAAGTAAACAACGGGAGGAGTAAAACCCCAATCGTTATTTTTAATACTTGTATAATTTTAATTTTTGTAATTGCTTTCATTTTTCAAAAGTACGTTTAATTTTCAATAACTGTAAATTCTTTAAATTTAGACTTTGGAACGTAAACTAAAAACTCTTTGTCGTTTGTTGAGCCCTCACGTTCTGAGCGACCGCCTTTTTTTAATTCGCCCTCAATATTTTTGCTGTCAATATAAACTAATTTATCAAGGTACTGAATAAATAAATACGTCGGTAAAATTTTGCTTGCTTGCTGCATTTTAACTAATTTAATACAACTTACAATTTTAGTTGGATATTTTTCAAACTCTGAATTATATTTTTTAATTTCAATAAACGCCTTGCCTGTAATCTCGTAATCTAATCCGAAACGATCAAGTTTTTTAAATTCGTTTTTTCCTGCGATTTTTTTGATTATTTCAAGTTCGTTTAGTAAATCGGTTTCAGTTTCAAAAATCATTTGTTTTCGTTTAAAAATTTACCTATTTTTTCCAACGTTTTTGAGTGTAATCCTTTTTCGGAATTTGTGTATAAATACAACCATAATTGGTTTTGGTGAACGCCTGAACGAACAGCAAACATATTTAAACTAATTCCTTTTTTATCCATGAACGCTAAAATTAATTTTCTAGTTTCAACGTTTATATTTTGTAGATCCTGCGCTTTCATATTAAAAAGGTAAATCGTTATCGCTGTCGTCAACCATTATTGGCGTTTCTTTTAAAGTAACCACAGTTTCCGCCGCGTTAATTTGCCAACCCTCAATTGTATTAAAATACTTAATTTCGCCCGTTGGACTTTTCCACTCACGACCGCGTAAATTAATACTAATTTCAACCTGTTCGCCAATGTTGTTTTCTGTTAATAATTCTGTTTTATCCTGAGTAAATTGGATAGTAATATACTGCGGGTATTTATCAGCTGTTAATATTACTACGTCTTTACTTTTAAATTTTTCGCTTACTACTCTGAGCGCTCCAACAAAGTGGATTTTTCCCGTTACTTTCATTTTTTATTGTTTTTATTTGTTAAATAATCATGCGCCCAATAGCCGACCGCTAGCCAACCAACAACCATTGCCGGTATCATTAAAATTGTTAAAATTAAATTCATTTTAGTTTATTTATTAAGTTAATAACTATTAACACTCCTGTAACGTAACCAATCGCCAACGCAAACGCCATTTTTATACGCTCACTCCAAAGTTTTGACTCTACCATATAACCCGCAAACGGCAACCCAATAAACGGGGCCACAAAGGCAAAAAATAACATTCCGTAAATATTGGCGTTAGCTACGCTCCGAATATAAAACGTTGAAACGATCTCGATAATTAAAGCGGAAATAAAAATTATTAAGTATTTCATAGTTTTTCGAGTTCTTTTTTAACTTCTAAATAAAAATCGTCCGCGTAAAATTCACTTAAAATTAAATCAACGGCAATTAATGCGGATTTTTTAGCTAATTCATTCCAATAAAATAAAACATCTTGTCCCAATTTATCATTCATCTTTTCAGCTTTTTTACTTGTTTGTTTATCAGTCCATTCAATGGATTCCGCTAACTTAAAATATTTATCAAACAATTCTTTTGCTTTGTCTTTTGGTGTCATAACTGTTTTATTAATTCGTTGTAATATTCGCGACATTGTTCGATTCGTGTTTTGATTGCTTCAATTACAACCTCATCTTTTGCTATTTTAAACGTTTTTAAGCGTTTTTCTTTCGGTATATGGCTAAATGTATGTTTTGATTGTATAAACGCTCTTAAATCGCTGTTTTCTTCGATTAAACTTGCTTTCCAATGTTCGCGCCTTATTTCGTCCTCAACAATTTGTAAAGGAGTGTCAATTAAACAATAGCATAAAAGCGCCTCGGTTTTCCCTGTTAACCAAAGATAACCTTGTAATTGATAAAAATACATTTTGTTTATTAGCTCAGTATCGAAAAATGGAAACGTTGTAGCGTCCCAACTGCTTTTAACATCTAACAAAATTTCGTTCGTGTTTACGTCGGGTGTTCCTGTAATCCAATCGTTAGTAAAATGTTCCTCGTTTTTATATAAAAATCCTGTTTCTAAAACATCGTTGCAAAGTGAAATAGATAATTCCTCAACTTCGTTTCCTTTGTCCGTGTAACGGCTTGAAAATTCCTTTTGTATTCCGTAAACTTCACTAATTGCTAATTCCTGTAAATAGGTTTTAGTTGTTTGACTTAACGCCTCCCCTTTTAATTTTGGGGAGGTCATTATTTTGCCAATTGCGCTGCATCTAATTTTCATATCGCAAGGGTTTTTAATTGTTCGTCGGTTAATCCAAAAGTTGTTGTTAATTCCTCAATTGTATAATCGCCTGCCGTTATCGCCTGTAACGCTTTTTTAAATCTGCTATCATTAATTGCGGGTTTTTTTGGCTCAACTTTAATTTGTTCGCCGCCTGCGTCCGTATCTTTATCGCTCACTATTCCCAAAATACTGCTCAGCGCGTAACGTCTTAAATAGGTTATTGCACTGCCCAAAACCTGAAAATCGTTTTGCCCTTTTAATTGAACCCCTTGCGGAATTGCCGTTTTACTTTCAATCGTTTCGCCGGTTTCAACAT